ACTACAGGAAACTTATTGCCATTTACTTTAGAGACAGAGAGACAATCAATCTCACCCTCAGTAACAATAACCATTTTACCTTTGTCACGCCATAAGTGTTGACCGAAGAGCGTCCCGTCTTTAGCTTCACCTATCCACTGAAATGATTTATCAGGGTAGCGTAGCTTCTGTGCAACTAGTACTCTATCTCTATCGTAGTAGTTAGCAATCTGAACAGGTCTCTTATTCGACTCACCAATTTGATAATTAAATTTCTGTAGTGTGTCGTGGTCAAGCTTACGTTTGTTTAAAGGGGTAACAGTTCCGTGTACAAAATTGTAATCGGTTGTTGTTGCGGGTGCTGTCATTTGTTCTCCATTTTTATGATAACCACATCCAAAACAATACTCATGTCCATCTGTGTAGACACCGAGATTATCTTTAGAACCACATGCGGGGCATGGGGCGTGGTGTAGGAATGTGCTGTCGTCTTCTTTCATTTTTAATCCTCACTATAAGGGGCACTTTACTAATCGTAAGGTAACTCTTTAGTCCTTTCTAAGGCTCTAGCTATCTGATAAGAAACCTCACCAGCTGCTGACCTGAAAGATTTTTCACAAAGTTTATCTATCATAGCTTTAACTTCTTTGGTTATTACTAGCTGTGTATATTTTGCTTTACGTTTTTCATATGCTTCTTTTTGTTTATCGTCCATAACCTTTACTCCTATTATGTATGTCCATTAATTCATTAACACAAAAGTATGGACACTTTGTTTTATTATTTATATCTCTATGTCCTATCAGCTGTGCTGTAGGATACAGTTGCCTTAATTCATCTATCACTATTCTTAATGATGTGTATTGTTGGAAGGTATAATTACAGTCAGGCTGACCGTCTTCTCCCTGTCCACCTATCATACATATGCTTACTGAATTAGCGTTAGTACATTCGCCAGTGCCATCATCAACATGACCACCAGCAAGTCCAATGTCTCTTCCATTTTCTACGTAACCACTCCTAGTTATAATTTTATGAAAACCACAAGAGAACCAACCGTCTTTACGGTGCTGTGCATCTAGTTCCTTACGTCCAATATTATCACAGGGTGGTGTCTCGGAAGAACAGACGACTATGAAGTCCGTTTCTTTTCTTTCGTTTCGCATAACCACTCCTTTGGTATATGTTTATCAGCATACTTAAATCCATATTTAGTACACCACATTCCATATGTTGTTTTACTTCTCTTACTTATCTTTGATGCTGACCTACTGAATACAAATCTAATATCTAAATCAGGATACTGTTCCTTAATTAGTTTCATCTTCTGTCTATCAGCTGTAGTAAATAATCCTTTAGTCTCTACAAAAATGTCAGCGGCTGGCAGATAGAAGTCAGGTGTATAGGTATGTAGTTTCTCAGGTTTAGTATATTTTAATTTAGTTTCTTCAAACTCATACTGTACTTTCTGACTCCTTAACTCTGCCGCAACAGACTCTTCAAGTCCCGACCTAAAGCCGTGTATCAATCCAACTTTTCTAGAAGTCAGAGGTTTCCGTTTCAGCCGTGCTCTCCATGTCATTTGTTGTTGTAGTCTCCTGATGAACGTATCCATCTGTTTCATCAAAGCCAAAGCCTTTAGCGTTACCGCCGCCACCTTCTACTAGCTTAGTTATTTGTACGGCTCTCAATCTCATTGAGACTCCCGCTCCTACCATAGCTGTGAAGTAAGGTACAAGTTCAGCTGAGACTTTCATCTCACTGCCTGACCATACGCTTACATCTTTACCAATAGGTGTACCGCTAGCATCAAACATTGCTACACGGTTAGGAATTATTGTCCCATCCTTAGTAACTATCTGTGCTTTACATTTGAATTTAAAGATAGTGTTGCCTGTTGGATTACCCTCGTCATCCACCTCTTCAAAGTAAGGTGCATCCGCAGTCTTAACTTTCTTGCCTTTAGATTTTTCTTGGGCTTCTTTAGTACTGAGGGCTAACGCTTTGTCAATGCTCTGCATCAACTCAGCTGCATCTTCAGTCTTAAGAATTAAGTTAGTCTTGTAATGACCCGTCTCATCAAAGCGTGTGTCAGGTGTAGATAACCAAGCGTACTGGCTTGTACCTACAGGTGTCACAATCTTTTCATAGTTTTGTGCCATGTTTATTCTCCATTTTCTGTTGTTGTATCTATAAAGGGTACTTTAGTTATGCAAAGAAATAATCACATTCTCTGAGCAACTCCACATCTAACTCACCCTTCTCTAATTCTTCAGGTAACTTATCGTGTAGGTCTACAGGTAACTGTGACTTCACATCTTCTTTGAACTCTTTAAGTACGTCTGTCTCTGTGAATGTCTGAATGAAAGCCTCTTTGAGACTAGCACTTAGCATCTCCACATCTCCCGCTGTTGTACCAAAGCTATCATGAACGTTGCAAAAGTTCTTTACACCATTCTTATTAGCAATGTTAACAGTACGTATCATAGCCGCTGAATCCAGTGAGTGCACAAAGTTAGGTGCAACACCATTGGACATCCTTAGCTTATCAGTCTTGTCTGTCTCTTCTTTGATTCTAGGTTTAATAACTTCACCCATTAGCATAGCTTTGACTCTCTTAGACTTCATCTCAGGATACGACTGATACACAGGGAATCCAACTGGTGTTACCCAGTGAATAGGTAGCTGCTCTTTAGAAACTACCTTAGCAATGGACTGCAAGTAAGCCATGCCTTTACGGGCTGACTTCAAGTTATCTCCTATGCTCTCCCAAATAATACCCGCAAGATAGATAGAGGGTTTGAACATGTCCTCAAAGGGATGTTCTTCTCCTTTATCTTTTCTTTTGGTCAGGTCTTCTACTACAAAGTCAGTGCATGAGTATCTTGTTGAGCCATAACATATTGTCATAATGCTACGCTTAGTAGTACTCCTCTTAACTCCATAGTCTAACCACAGCTGAGCAAACTCTTTGCCCTGTGCCGCCTCATCTTTTAAACGCTCAGTCACAGCGTCAGCTACTAACTGATAGATGTCCTGTGGTTTATCACTCGGCACTACATTGACTAGCTTACCCGCCTCTTTATCTTTTAACATAAGCGAATATAATTGTAGTCCATTACATGACCCGTCTATTGCAACTGGTAGATAAGATATAAAACCATAGCCCTCATTCTGAAAGCGTACCCACTCATCACACCATGCAAGAAACTGGAACGGTGAGTCAGCATCTTCCCACTCTCTATTTGAGATAGGGTCTTCAGCCACTCGTCTTATCCATGCCATGTTGTCTTCATCCATAGACCATTGAGCTCGCTCTTCAAGTGTAACTTTATCATTGCCCCACACGTTTGCCCCGTGTACAGCTAACCAAAAGCCACCGCTATTATCTTCCGTTATCTCTTTACCATGAGAGAATGACAATAGAGCCTTAGCCCCACTGATACCCTGATAGTTTAGAAATGCGGGAACACAATAGGCTCTGCCCCTGAAGTCTAATTGTAATGGGAAGTATATATTGGCATAGTCTTTAAACTTATCAGCTTCCCAAAGTATCTTAGCGTATAGTAATCTCTTACTAAACATCCTAGAGTTCTCTGTATGGCAGATAACAGCCTGTTTCTTCCACTCCTTACGTGACACAGGGTTAGTGTCTATGTCATGTGGCTTGTTAGGTATAGGCATATCTTTTGTTGGTGGCATACCACCCATAGCTTCCCCGTTGTCCCAAGCGTGCTTCATTACATCTAGTACAAAAGTATTTATCTTAAAGCCAGTAGACTGCATNACATTGACAGCGTTGTATACTTCAGGCATATCAAAGTTCTCTAGCTCACGCTTAAAGATTTTATTTTTCTGTTTAACTAGGTCTAACTCAGGTAACTCCTTAGTCCAGTATCCACCACCCGTGACTGACGTCCACTGTTTAGGTGGCATAACTGTAGGTAGATACTCAGGATTCAACAGCTCATTAAAACTATTACGATTAGTTATCCACTGTCTAGTCTTGGCTGTCTGTTTGATAATCTTAGTACGCTTACGGTTGATAACCTCAACGCCCATTTCAATCATACCTGTCGCTTCTATCATGAGCTCAACCAAACGTATTCCAAGCTGTAACTTGGTGTTGGTGTCCCACTCTTCCCACTCAGCCACGTCATCTCTCTTGGCTGACTCTCTTAGTTTCCTACGCTTATAAGAATAATTCCATGAGCGTTTATCAAGGTCAGTCTTGACTGCCTCATACAACTCAGGGTTTAAGTTCTTAAAGTTTTGTAAAGCTATCTCAGTCTCAATCTTACCACCCAATGATATAGCTGTAGCTGTCAATGGTTTATGTTGTGTGATTGTATTGATGATATGCTTAGCTGTAATCAAAGCTGATATCTCAGGCTCTACATGTCTTAACTTTGTGAAAGCTTTTTGTGGCTGACCTATTGATTCAGCATTGCTCTCCAAGTATGTCTGTATACACTGAGCTAACGGTCTAATCGTTTGTGAGACCATGACTTTACCATAGCTCGTCACTGACTCCTCTTCACGTTGTACGTGAGAGACTCTACGCTTATTGACTCGCTGTTTACCCAGTCGAATCATCTCTTCTTCATGTTCTACTTCATCAGCGTACTCATTGATGTTTTTAAATATCTCTGTCATATAGAATAAACTCCTTAAGTTATTGTGTTTATAATTGGTGAGCAGTTTTATGTCTTGCTCAGGACTTCAGAGGAAAATACCTTGTGGTATCTATAAAGGGTACTTTAAAACTCCTTACCGTAGTCCTCAGTCCCCGTGACTAGTCTAATAGGCTGCTTGTGTTCTTCCTCGCTAGGATGTAAGCCACCCTTGATAAACTCTTCATACCTAGCACGTCTGACTGTATCATGCTGTCCAAAGTCAGCCCAGTCTAGTGTCTTTAAGTATTGTTTGTAGTGTCTCTCCTTTACTGGATGAAACTGTCCCGCTTGTTCTAATGTTAGTTCNCNCATATTTATTCTCCTAAGAATGTTGGTTTGTTAGTGTATTTGTAAGTCAGTATGTCTGCCTTACCGTGTTTGTAGTAGTTACGATATGCAACCACTGCGTCTTCATGTTTGTACTCATCAGGCATAGCTTGAGCAAACGGTGTTAACCCAATGCCATCTAGCCTGTAAGTACCATCAGTTAGTCTAAGGTTGTCTATCACGTCCCATGACTTATGGTTGACATCATGATTGAAGCGTCTCTTATACTCAACGTTAAGAGCCTCAGCTAGCTGTCTAGCCCATATCCAATTAGACCATGACTTACCTATCCACAGTGTGGACGGATGTTTAGGATGAGTAGACTTGTACGGCACATCAGGTACACCGAGCTCATTAGCCACCGTGCACATCATCTGAGCCGTCTCAAGTATCATCTTAGGTACATGCTTATCACAGTGATATTGAGCACAGACCTCAGGGTTTCTATCTAATACAAAGATGTTCATTTATTTATTCTCCTATATCTCCAATATCAATCATCATACATTTTTATATAGTAAGACTCATTAGCTTGTTCATCTGTTATCATTTCATAACTCCAATCTCCATGTTCCATGATATCTTCTAGTGTTAATGAATAAATATCTGTGTAATCTTTATCATCTTTATCAATTCCTATCTGCCAATCTATTGAGTGATAATCACATAATTGAAGTCTTAAATCTTCGAGTGTTTTATAAACTCTACCCTCTAAAACTCTTTGATTATCTATTCTTAATACTTTCATTTTATTATCCTCTCTTGTGTGTATATTAATTGTCAACAAAGTACTACATACTGTTCAGAACAAAACCCGAACAAATCTTAAAGTACCCTTTATAGTGATAACCCCCGTCTACCTAGCTATATAGCTGTACAGAGCTATCTCTATAGCAGATACTTCTCATAGTACCTACCCTAAGTAATACTCCTCATAAGTAAACCTATAAGAAGTACTACTCTAAGTATACCTAGCTACTTATCTATGTTAGCTAAGTGCCAATGGTCACCAATGAACCTGTTGCGTCTATTTGGACACTCTCCCATGAGAATCTCTTGTTGTAGCTCACCACAGGACATCTCTGAGTATGGCTTGGTCATCTTAGCTACCCTAGCGTCCCACTGTCTACCTCTGACGACATATTTGAGTGTCTTGGTATGAGTGTAATGAAGTAGGACGCCCTGTCTAATCAGGTTGTTAACCTGTCTATTGAGCTGACTACTCTTACGCTTTGGATAGGCTACCCGTAAGTACTCTAAGAATGTACGTTTCTTAAACAGACAATCCTTAGTACCTACGCCGTCCTCTAGCATAAC